GTCCTCCGGTATGTCATCCACGGAAGACCAGCCAGCCACATAAGTAACCGTAACAGATGCAATCCTATTACTAAGCCCTGGCCACGTTTGACCAGCAGCTAACCCCACTCTTGCAAAATGGCTAGATGTTGAATCTAAAACATATTTGCTCGATGCCAAAGTTTGACTATCCCCACTCGAATCAGTGTAAGCGATTGAGCTAATAGATTGAACAGGGTAACGAAGCAAGTTAAACGCCTGAAAAGGGTTGCTTACTTCTTCGTACAAAGGCCACGAGTCTAACGTTTCGGTAATTGTCTGGGTAAATAAGGCAAGGCCCGTACTAGACTCGATGTGTTCACGAGTAGCAGCAATTAAAGCCGTTATTAGGCTATCATCAGCGGTCGAATCAACCTTTAGCCACTCTTTAGCCTCAGCGACTAAAAAGGGCTCGCTAGTTGGTGCAACCGTCGTTTTACTGCCTTTCGTGAAAACCATTAGCTATTGTGCTTTGCAATTTTACCCCAGAAATATTCCGGCCTTTTTGATGCCTTGTGAAATTTCACTGAGTTCTCAGTACAATAATCTTTCATCGCTTGTATGTCTTCGCCAAAGTGACGTTTAACTCCTTCCGTTGTCGTTAAATCGTCTTTCTGACTGATCGCTGCTTGTATTCTTGCCGCCGTCGTGAATGTCTCAGCGGATGAAATTTCATCCTCTAAGTGTATCGGGGCAATCATTCCCGCCTCTAGCAATGCCTTTGCTTTTTGAGGCGAAACCATGCCTTGATCCCCTGAGCTATACCCAAGGAACCAAGGACGGCCAGTAGGTGACTTTATAAAAGTTACCGTTACCATTTCTATGTATTGAATTCTCCTGCTGAAGCGTCTTTGATAGCTGCAAAAGATGCACTGTGACGAATCGCAATATCCCACCAGCTATTCACAACAATTCTAAGAAGAGTGTTTGTCGCTTGTGTGTATGGGTCTACCACAATGTCAAGACCCCCAAATTGACCCATAAGCAGATCGGCCCAATTCCCGAAAATGATCGCGTGCAAATTGTAGCCAGTTCCTTTCTCTAATTCAGAAGGAACAAGACTAGAAATAGCTGCGCGGTATCCGTTCAATTGGCCTTCTCCGATTGTGTTGGTAACTCCGGCCAATGGGCCATTATCCCAAATAAACTGCGCGGTATTTGATGCTTTTTCAACTGTTTTCATCAACCCGCGCATCCCTGGGGTGGTCAAGTAACCTAAACGACCAAAGTCGGCGTTGTCATTGGCTACATTGGCCTCAAGTGCTACAATATTACCCCAATCAGGAGCACCACCGTTTGCACCAATCGCCTCGACTCCGATGTTGCCATCGTTCAAAATTCCGGTTGGTTGGCTTCCTGTTCCTGATCCATTGATTGCGGCTGTTTCAAGTGCGTGAGCAATGGCCATTTCAATATCTCGGCGAATAATCCCGTCTAAGCCTGGCACGCTCGTTTGAACTAGCAATTGCTTACTAATGTCAACGTATGTACCAACTCGGTTAGGAGTCAAGGATACAGTGTCAAAAGTCGGGCTTGATTCTGCACCCGCATCAGTTTCCCCCTCCCAGGTTCCGGTAGGCACCGCAGACTTTCGAGGGAATGAAACGTTGCTGGTCAATCCAGAAAACACAGTCGCGCCAAGGCTTTCAACCGTTGTGCGTGGCCACAAGTAATCGATCAACTCGTTTACGTCAGTCTGAACAGTGTGACCCCCTTGGGTAGTTGTTCCGGCTGTCATATCCCGTTGTTGCTTCGGATTGCTGAAAAACATAGAAGGCAAACCAAAACCGTCAAGGTTCAAATTTGAACGCCGGGCTTCTTGTTCCGCTTCTTGGTGCATCTCGCCCTCAAGCCCTGACAATTGACGACCTTTTGAACGTTCGCTAATCGCTTTCAAAAAGTTGTAGCGTTTCACTACTTTCTTTTCCTCGGACATAGGTTCTTTTTTGTGACGAACCTCTTTGGTTGAATCGGCCTTTGCTTTTGCTGCTAATCGGGTTTCGATTTTTTGGCGCGTTTCAATTTGAGTTTCTAGCGTAGAAAGTTGAGTTTCTAGCTCTTCGGTTCGGGTAGCTTCTTCCGCTGTAAGCTCCCTTTTTTCCTCCAGTGCGATTTCGACGATCATTTCCAGTTCTTCGGCTTTCTCGCCGTACTCATCGCGGAGTTGTTTGGAATTTTTCATATCTGTTTTTGTGTTTATGAAAAAAGGGGCTTACACCCGCCTTTTTGCGATTGCTTTCAGCCTGTAATGCCCTGGCTGAAATGGATATACTATTTTGATTTCTTCTTCTCCTGTGTGGTCTGTGGTGCGCTTGTCGATCTCTTTATCGTGGTAGTAGTCCCGGACGGGGATGTATTCTTTTTGAACCTGTTCCCAGGTTTCCATATCTGAAAAAGTGACCGTTTGGTCTTCTGACATAGAAAATGAAAGCTTGAAAAGATGGCAGCTTGGATACTCCTTGACTACCATAGTGTCATCAACCATGATTGACTTGATGTAGTAGTATTTTTCGTCCACCCCATCAAATTGCACATAGAAAGCTTGGCCAACCATCGACATCATTTCCTCAACATCTAAGGCCCGTTTTGTTCCTCCGTCCTCGTTCACCTCGTCAAGAATTTCCTCAATAGGGGTTTCTTTTTCCGATAAAAACCGCTTAACGCCTTCAATCATATCACTCGACCTACCTTGCGCGGTAGTGGTGGGATATGCAGGATTGACAACTGGCCCCATTTCGATTATTTTTGTGATTTTCTTTATTGTCGCGACTATTGCCCCGTCTTCCCTTTCTTCAAATTCGTAGCCCTCTTGAGCATCATATAAGAATACAAAAGAAGATCCTGACACATCACCGCGTTGAAGCGTTTCCAGCAAATCCGAAGCGTATGTTTGGGAGCCTAAACGGACATTATACATGATTCCGTTTTTGTCGGTTGACATTGTAAGCGTGCCACTCGTTGACCGTCCTAGTATCTTTTCGAAATTGTGGTTGAAGGCGCTAATCACGTCGCTCATGTCCGCATCTTTTACGCTTTCCTGCGTAATCCTTTCAATGACATTTACCCGACCGTTACGACCATCAAAAACAGTCAAAGGCGCTGAATCAGCATTGAAAACAACACCGTAGCCACTGATTTTATCTTTATCAGCACTTGCTCTAACTTGTGCGCCTTGCGTGTATCGGTATTGTATTACTCCGTTCATTAGTTCAATATTTTTGCATGGCCATTTAATGCCGATTTCCTTCCGTTGGCCGCTTTCTGGTCTGGCTCCGGTTCTTTTGGGTCTACCATGTTATCCAGCGTTTGAAAATTGAGAGGAACCATGTGTGTCTTGCCTTTTTTGTCGGCTAATGCGTTGAATCCTTCGATCTTCCTAGCTTCGTCAATGCTCAATACGCCCCGATCAATCAAGCCCTCTAGGTACTTGGTTCTTGCATCGGTGTCGCCACGTAAAAACGCGTCCATATTAAGATTGACTTTGAGCCGCCCAATCTCCGAACCCCTAAATATTTTCCGGTTAAATTCTTGCTCTATGCGTTCGACTAAAAAACGAAGGGTATATTTTGCAAACTCTAGGCTCAATGTTTCTACATTCGAAAAATTAGCCCGATCCATTGCGAAAAGTAGGTGAGGTGAGATGCCTAGAATCCTAGCAGCTTCGTAAACATTGAATTGTCGGCCCTCTAAAAGTTGAATATCTTTAGGGGCAACGGAAATTGTATTCCATTTGACCCCGCCCGTTAAAAAAGGAGTTTCGCCCGTTCTGTTTTTGTCTCTCCATGCCGCTTCTACGTCCTTTCTTGTTTCTGGCTTAATCTGTGCGTCTGTGCTTAGAAATCCCTCCGAGTGAGTCCCGTTCCGGTAATATGCTGACGCGCTCTTCTTTGTTGCTAAGGCTAAACCAAACGTTTCACGGTTCCAACTAAGCGCATCAAGACCGCTAAGTCCATTTTTAGTCAGTCCTTTTACGTGAATTATGTCTAGGTGGGAGATAGGGAAGTCAAAACCCTTTATTGTGTAGTAAATAGTTTCATTGTCCCAATCTTCTCGAATGTCTGTTACATCGTTGTACTCGACTAATCGAAGGGATAATGGCCTGTTTGCACCTAATAAGCCGCCTCTGTTGATGACAATCACCGCATTCCCTCTCAATAAGACTTGGAAAATTATAGCTTGTAGAAAATCAAAAGTGGAGTAAAAAGGGTGCGGCTCCATGCTGATCATCTTATACAGTGGATGATCTTTCCTTTCTGTTACGTTCCCATTTTCGTCGCCTTCCTGAATGGTGAATGGCATACTACCAATAGCAGACCCCACCAATTGCAATCCGCGCCAAATAGCAGACCACGAAATGGCGGTATCTTCATTAACTACGGCCCCAGATTGAACAGGATAGATGACATGGGGCATTGGTTGACGGTACACCCAATTGGGTACACTTCGCTTAACAATACCGAAAAAATTAACTATCCTTTTGAACATAAAAAAAAGGTTGACGTTTGTGCAAACATCAACCTTTAGGCATGCGGACGGGGTAAACTTTGTTTACTTTGATTCTTTACGTCTGAATCTAAATTTAAAACCAGACGGGGAGTTGTTTAAGTTAGTTAGATACTCCCAGCCGTTACGCTCCATGAAATTCAATATTTCTAGCTCGTCAATTGAATCTAACTGCTCACCATTTGCCCCTTTAATAACTTGGGCTAGTTTC